TGTCTTAAAGGTAGAGGAGTTAAGAAGGTTGAAGGTGCTTGGATTACTAAAGAAGAGCTAATGTCTGAAAAACAAGATGCACGTATCGTAGAGCTTCTAGTAGAAGAAATGAACAAGTATGATGTAATATTCACATATTATGGTACTAGGTTTGATATTCCTTTTATTAGAACAAGAGCTTTGTATCATGGAACACACTTTCCAATGCATAAAACAAAATCACATAAAGACTTGTATTATGCTGTAAAGAGTAAACTAAAGTTACATCGCTCATCTTTGATGGCGGCAACAGAGTTCTTTGGTATTGCTGGTAAAACAAGAGTAAAACCAGAGCACTGGCAAAAAGCACGTTGGGGTGATGAAAAATCAATGAAGTATATTTATGAACACAATGTTGCAGATGTAGAGATTTTAGAAAAACTACACAGAAAGATAGAAGACCATACACCACCACAGGTGAATGTACTATAGGAGGAAATATGTCAAAAAAAGAACAAAAGTTAAAAATAATGGATAATGGTAAGGAAATTGACTTTTACTTGTCTGAACTATCAGATGAAGCAAAAGCTCAATACAATCGTGCTAACGAACTTGCTGGTCAAATGATGAGATTAGACCAACAAGCAAACGAATTACGATTTCTTGCTAACAATTACATTCGTTTTGTTATTGACGAGCTAGACAACAAAGATGTTGACGACAAAGAGAAAAAATAAATAAATTATGAAAACTCGAGTCGTCAATAACATAACACATCGTTTATATGATAATATAGATGAATTTAGAGAATATCAACCAAATGTAAGTTTGGTAGAAGATTGGAGACACTCTAACAAAGGTGATTGGGTGTTATGTGATGATGGTCAGGTTTGTCAAGTATTGCATTTAGGTGTTCTTAAAAGAAAAGGAGCCAATACAAATACTTTTATTAGGACTGTTATTGGTTCCTTTGTCTGTAGTGAGTCTGTGAAAATGGATGGTGATATGAGGACAAACATGCATACGTTTGCAAAAGACGGAGAATCTCCTAGTGTAAGACGTAAAAAAAGAAAGAAAGCAAATGAAAAAGAGTTTTTGTTTGCATCTTACGTTGCAAAAGGAGATGATGTGGTAAAGGCATATATGAATGCTTTTCCAAGTAATAATGAAAAATACTCAGAACAACAAGCAAAAATGTTGTTAAAAACTGAAAGGGTACAGAACTTGATAAGAGAAGAAATAGATAAACACTTGCAAGAAGCTGAAATTACTCCAAAGTATCTTTTGGAAGAAATGAGAAATATTATAGACAAACCTGATAGCAGTGATAGAGATAGACTATCTGCATTAAATACATTAATTAAAATAACAGGAATGTTAGATACAAGCAAAACTACAGAGACTGTAGCTTTATTCCAAGGATTTTCAAAGGAGCAATTAGATGCAATTCAAGAATCGAAATACAAAAAGATATCAGAAAGCAGCAAAATTACTGAGAAGTAGAAAAACTAGATGTATAATCTGCGATAGTAGAATTAGACTTACTGGTGTTTTAATGATGGATATAGCAAAGAATGATGTCAAAGGAATTAAGTGCATTGAGTGCATATCTGAATATGATACTAACTTTAATATAAAGGAAATTGGTGTATGTCCACACAAAGGAATAGCATAATGAGATTAGCTGCATACGGAACATTAAGAAGAGGCGGCATAGATATTGGTGTCATAGAAGGATTTAGTTTAGTATTTCCTGGAACACAATCTTTTCCAGCTATGATAAAGAATGAAAATGGAAAAGGAGTAGTTGTAGAATTATTAGATGTTGATAAGGAAGACCTAAATGCTATGGATAGATATGAAAACGTAGAAGGCGGTCTTTATGTAAGAACAACTGCAAATGTGGAACTTTTAGATGGAACTAAAGAAAAAGCTTGGGTATATGTAGCTGGTCCTGTTTTATGGGAAAAGTCTAAAATATTTACAGAAGTTCCTGATGGAGATTGGTTTTCAGAAAAAACTGCAAAACTGCTAGGCAGAGTATATGAGCAAAAATTCAAAGAAGTCATTTAATATTATACCACCAGACCTTTCTCAAAAAGAAAAAGCTTTAGAGCTTGCTAAGAAAGATATAGTTACTTTTGGTCAAATGTTTTTACCAGAAGACTTTATGAAATCTACTCCTGCTCCATACCAGTACGAGTTAAGTGACTTACTTCTTGGAGAAGATAAACGTATTTGTATAATATTACCTCGTGGTCATGCTAAGTCAACATTGGCTAAAACAGCTTTGTTATATCAGTTGTACTTTGCTCCACCAGAAAGAAAACAATTTATAGCTTGGGTATCAGAAGAACAATCTCAGGCTATTGACCATATTAAATATATACAAAATCACATCGATATGAACCCTGCATTACAATATTACTTTGGTGATTTAAAAGGTAGTAAGTGGACAGAAAAAGAATTTACTACTGCAAGAGGAGATAGAATCATTGCAAAAGGTACATCTCAACGTTTACGTGGTCGTTCTCAATTAGGGTTAAGATATACAAATATTATTCTTGATGACTTTGAATCAGAATTAAATACGAAAACACCAGAAAGAAGAAGAGAGATTAAAGAATGGGTAATGTCAACAGTAGAACCCGCTTTGGAAAACTCAAAAGAAAATGAAGGTTCTATATGGCTTATTGGAACAATAGTTCATTATGATTCATTTCTACAAGGAGTTTATGATGGGTCTATAAAAGCTGAAAAAGAGAATAGAAAGTCTGCTTGGAATGTATTATATAAAAAAGCAATTGTAGATGGTATACCATTATGGCCTAACTATTTTACCAAAGAAAAGCTTGATGATATTAAAAGAAGATTTAGTGAGATGGGACTTTTGCATAAGTTCGCTCAAGAATACCAAAACGAAGCCCGAGACGCTGACAGTGCAAAATTCCACATTGACAGATTGAACTATTATGAGGGTGAATTAGTTTCAAAAAATAATTTTAATTATATGATGATTGATGAAGCTGCTATACCAGTAAATGTATATATGGGAGTTGACTTGGCTTATGAAGCAAATGCTAGAAGTGACTATCAAGTTATTGTTACTATTGCTATGGATAAGAATAGAAATGTATATTTAGTTGACTATTATAGAGAACATTCTCCTTTATATGATATGCCAAATAGAATTATTAAATATGCTAAAATGTATCACCCAGTAAGAAGAGTTAATGTTGAAAAGGTTGGTGCACAAGGATTAATTAAAGATTATGTAAATCAACTTTCTGGAACAGACAGAAAGCTTGCACCTGGATTAGCACAAGGTGTTAGACCTCCTAATGGTATTAAAAAAGAAGACAGATTAGAAGCTTTATTATGTCCTATAGTAAATAGTAGAAAATTATATATTAAAAAAGAACATGCAGAATTAGTAGATGAGATGTTCGAGTTTCCAAAAGGTAAAAATGATGACCTTCTAGATGGTTTGTGGTATAGTGTTACTACTGCAAAGCCTCCAAAAAGCTCTGCAATGGATATAGATAAGTTCAACGAAAACTCGGAAAAAGGCCCAGATATAGGCGTAAAACGAGCGATTTCTTGGATTACTGGGCAAAAAACATAATAATATCTTGACACAAGTAAAAAAATAATAGTATTTTTCTTATAAAATTTAAATTGGGAGAATACTATCAATTACGACGACAACAAATCAAAACCTCAAATTACAAAAGATTTGTTTAGAAGATGGCGAGATGCTAGAGAAACATGGGATGTTGAAGCTAGAAACGCTGTTGATTTTGTATTAGGAAATCATTACACTTCAGACGAATCAGATGCATTACAATCTGTTGGACAAGCAGATTTTGTTATTGACAGAGTATATGCAGCTGTAGATAAATTAAAATCACTTCTTACTTCTAAACCAGCTAGATTTATGGCTATTGGCAGAGAAGATTCAGATAATAGGCTTGCTAATGTTTGGAGTGGTATATTAGAATATGTATGGGATATATCAAAAGGTGATACTGTATTTAAACAAGTAGTTCATGACTATGCAGTAACAGGTCTTGGATATATGTATGTTTATGTTGACCCAGAAGACGATTTCGGACGAGGCGAAGTAAAGTATACTCACATAGACCCTTTTAGAGTTTATGTAGACCCAGCTTCTAGAGATAGATATTTTAGAGATGCTTCTGGTATTATTATGTCAACATATCTTACCAGAGAACAATTAATTAATTTATATCCACAAATAAAAGATATTGTTGATGATATTGAAGTTGGAGCAAATAGTTTATATGGAGAAGACTATCCAAGTTCTAATTTAAAAAATAGTAATCAAGTATTTACTCCAGATGAAGCAAAAGATTTAGACTATCTTGTAAATCAAAAATATCAAATATTAGATAGATTTTATAAATTAAAAGTTCCATACTACAGATTATTTAGTGTAGTTGATGGACAAGAAAAAGTAGTTGATATTGAAAAATACAATTTACTTCTAGAAGATGAAGAAGTAGCAAATGCTATAGAAACAGGACAGTTAGAAGTAACTGAAATACAACAAACAAGAATTGCTCACTGCTCAAGTGTTGGTGATACATTATTATTTGAGCGTATTCTAAACACTGACATATATCCGATTATTCCATTTTCTAACATATGGACAAATACTCCCTATCCAAAATCGGACGTGAACAAGGTTAAAGACTCTCAAAGGCTTTTAAATAAGTTATTCTCTTTGACCTTGTCACACGCTCAATCAGCAGCTGGGCTTAAGTTATTGGTTCCTGAAGGCAGTGTGGACAATATTAGCCAATTAGAAAAAGACTGGGCTAATCCAAATGCGGTTATAGAATATAACCCAGAATTTGGTAATCCATACTTTCCTCAACCAGCTCCGCTCACCAGTGAATTTTATTATCTTATAGATAGAGTGGAGAAATATATAGATTTAAATTTTGGTATACCTGAATTATTACAAGGGTTCCAGGATAAAGCACCAGACTCTGTAAGAGGAACTATGCTTATATCACAAATGGGTGAATCTAGAGGTAAATCAAAATTAAGAGATATTGAAGGAAGTTTATCAATGGTAGGAAAGGTTGTTTATAATCTTTGTAAAGACCATTATGACTTTGAAAAGAAAATTAAGATTGTACAATCTAATAACAACTTAACAGAGTTTACTATTAATAATAGATTGTATGATGATAAAAGATTGGAAATCTTGTCCATTGAAAATGATATTTCATTAGGACAACATGATATCCGAGTAGTATCAGGCTCAACGTTACCTAGCAACAAGCAAGTAGAATATAACACTTACCTTGAAGCTTATAAACTTGGTCTGGTAGATGATGTCGAGGTTTTAAAGAAAACTGAAATCTTTGACAAAGAAGGTGTTCTTCAAAGAAAAGGACGTATGGCTCAAATGCAATCCTACATAGCACAACTTGAAAATCAAGTAAAGAAACTTTCAGGAGACTTGCAGACAGCAGATAGAGAAATGGTTAATGCTCGTAAGAGAGTAGAAACTGAGAAGTTCAAATCTAGGCTGAATGAAGTTATCCAAGATACGAAAGTTAAAGAAAGAGGAAAGCTACAAGACTTAGGAAGAGCAATTGACAATATGTCCGATGATGAAGGATAATAAGTAAAACGAGACGGTTCTGCATTATTAAATGAAATCGTCGGAAGGAAAAGTAAAAAATGGCAAATGAACAAGAAAACCAACAGGTTGAACAGGTAGACCCAATTGTTGCAGGAGCTGCTGGAACTGAGTCAACTATTTCAGTAGAAGAGCAACCAGCTGAAGGTGAAGAAACATCTGAAGCGGTTGATTGGGAAGCAGAAGCAAAAAAGTTTCAATCAATGTATGATAAAAAAACAGCTGAATATGAAAACTTTAACAAAGAAGCTCAAGAGCTTTATCAGTTAAAAAATCTATTAGCTGAAAGACCAGACGTTGTGCAAGCTATGGAATCTGTTCTTAGTGGACAATCTGCTGAGGCACAAAAGAGCAACGACGAAATCGTAAGTCAAGAATCTTTTGACCCTTGGGATGCTTATTACAAGCCAGACTCTCCATCCTACAAAATGAGGGTGCAAAGAGAAACTGAGCTTGTACACAAAACAGTTGACCAAGAACTTGGTAAACTGCAGCAGGCTATGGCAGTAAATAATTTAAAAAGTGAGTTAAAGTCTAGACATAAAATGTCTGACTATGAAGCTGAAGACTTTATTCAGTTTGCTACTACACCAAGAGGTGACTTACCAATCGATACTCTTATCAAAGTATATAGAGAAAGAGATGGTAGAAAAGTAAACGAAAACAAGAAAGCAGTTGAAAAAGCTCAAAGTATTCCTCAATCGGCCGGAGTACTCCAAGGTGCAGAGCCACCACAAAAAGGAGAAAAAGACCAAGTGTGGGATAGAATTATGAATGCTGGTAGCATAGGAAGAATAGCAAAAAAGTAAATTTAGGAGAAAAAAATGGCTTTTAATCAAGGACAACTAAAGTCATCACAGATTACTGCTGCTGCAGCTAACGCTGGTGTGGGTCAGGCCCCAGACCAAAGAAGGCTGTACGACTTTTCTGATAGAGTTTCAGAACTTATGCCAGAAGAGTCACCATTTTTCGTCTACCTAAGTCAAGTTTCTAAAGTTGCTACAGATGATTCTGTATTTCGTTTCTTAGAAAACAGAACAGGTATTAACTACACATCTCGTAACTTTAGTTTGGCTGCGGACGTAAATGGCGGTAGTGCTGTATCTGCGGGCTCTGTCTACGATTTTACAATCGATGATGGAGCAGGAGCTGGAATTGGCTTCGTTACCAAAGGTATGGTAGTAGCAGTGAAAACTGTTGACGACACAAACGGTTATGGACAAGCGTTAGTTAGAGTTGAGTCAGCACCTAATGTACAAACAGCATCAACTACCTTCTCAGGTAGAGTTATTGATGTGTCAAATTCAAGCGTATCAGGATACAATGTTTTATCAGATAATGATGAAGCACAAATCGTTGGTACATCATTTGAAGAAGGAACAGGTTCACCTGATACTTTCTCAGATACAATTGAAGATGACTATGGGTATACTCAAATCTTTAAAACAGCTTGTGAATTAACTAACACAGCAATAGCTACAAGATATCGTGGCTATGAGAATGAATTCGATAGAATTTGGGCTCAAAAATTACGTGAACACAAAGTAGACATCGAAAGAGCTATGCTTTTCGGTCAAAAAGCTCGTGTTAACGGAGTACAATACACTGAAGGTCTTGTTGGACACATTGTAAAAAATGTTGCTCCAGTAACTGACAATTCAGCATTTTCATATTCATCAGGTGCGCCTTATTACAGAAGTGTAACTCAGGCTGAATTAACTTATGATAGATTACTTGCTGACTTAGAGGTTATATTTGACCCTGCAAGAGGCGGTTCAGGTGAAAGACTTGTATTAGCTTCATTGCCAGTAATTACATTCTTTAACAAAATGGGCGACGGTGCTTTCATTGATGCTTCTATAGGTCAATCATCTACTCCATTTAGAGTAAACATGAACAATGTACAAGGTAACTTCGGTCACCAGTTAATGGAAATTAACACTGTACACGGTTCTATGTACTTAGTGAAAGAACCTCTATTTAGAGGTATTGCAAGTGGCTTCATGCTTATGGCTGATATGTCTAAATTAGCATACAGACCATTAGTTGGAAACGGAATTAATCGTGATACTCAAATCATGACAAACGTACAAAATGCGGATGAGGATTTAAGAAAAGACATGATTATGACCGAAGCTGGTCTTGAAATCACACTTCCAGAATGTCATGCTCTATACAACGTGGAGGGATTATAAGATGGCAAGAGGTAGTATATTAGAAAAAAATAGCGGTAATGGTGGATATTTATTACCAGTTGAAAAAGTAACTGCAGCTAAAACTTTAGATGCAGTTAAAGATAGTGGCAAGGTTTTAGTTGTCGCTAACGCTGGTAGTGCATATGAAATCACTTTACCTACAACTTTAGAAGTTGGAACTCAGTATAAACTAATCTTTGAAGATTCACCAAATGCA